TTTGTACAGCAGTTCCAAAGCTTATTGACGTACCGCTTACCGTTCCAACGCGAATATATGAAATGCCATATGACCCGTTTGTTTCCCAAGGATCAGCAGAAACTAAAACTACTTTCCCTGCTGAAGCATCATAACCTAGTGCCATGGTGTAGGTATTGCCCTGACTTATAGCAGTAGCACTCCCAAAACTAATAGACGTACCCGAAACAGTTCCAACTGCGACCTTACCAAGCGCATTAGAGTAGTACCCAACAATGACTTTATTATTTGCAGTATCATAGGCAAGAGTAGGATTTTCACCTATTGCACTACTATCTACAACAACGTTTGATCCAAAACTTACAGTGTTATTAGAAGGATCGACCGTCCCAACTTTGGCAGTGACATAGTTACTGTTATCATTATCTCTAAAAACTACAATAATTTTAGAATTATCAGGATCATAAATTCCACTGAAATGTGAACCGGAATTAGTACCGTTTACTGCTGTTTCTGTCAAACTTCCAACCGTATTACCTGAGATAGTTCCCACTACTGCGGTTATGCGGTTATACCAACCATCATTAGTTAAAAAGATCACTCTATTATTTGTAGAGTCGTAAACGATACCTTCATTTGAGTGCATACCCACACCGTAAACATAACCAGAACCCTGACTACCGCCTGTCCATCTATTACCACCATAATATACAGCCTCTGTTCCAGCCGATGCGCTTTGTTGGGTTGCAGCAATTGCACTAACTGTTCCATCTGCATTTACACAAACTTTAGTACCATCAGATAACGCACCATTAGCAACAACTTGTGTTGTGTTTGGCTTCTCAATTGGCTGTCCAGATTTAACAAGTAACTTTGTTGCAGAGATAGCTGTACCTGCGACAACGGAAGGTGAGCTAGGAGTAAGCCCGATACCGCCAGTGCTTTGAACAAAGTAAGTTTGTGCAGGTGTTAAACTTGATTGAGCATCATCTACTGACCCTGCGGTTTGAATAGTTGCAGTAGCACCATTGCTGTAAGCTCCATCAGATACACCTAAAAAGTTTTCATCTGTAAGGTTTGTTGATCCGTCAAATGGGCTTTGTACTACAACAGCTTGCGCTTGACTATCACTGTCATTCTTAAAGATTACCAAAAATTTATTAGCAGTTGTATCATAAGTTACCCATCTTGTACTATAAGCTTCTAATTGATCTGAACTACTTAAAATTGTGCTTGCAGACCCTACTGTTGCACTTGTACCCGACACAGTTACAGGAAAATAAACAGTATCATTTAAAGAGGCTGTCCATCTACGGTAAAACAACGCTATATTTTGATTGTCTGGATCATAAACAATAGTTTTTGAATTGGAGTTATGATCAACAAAGCCAGTAATTTTTGACCCAAAACTGATACTTGTGCCCGAAACAGTCCCCACTTGCAATGTTTGAGCTTCACTGTTGTTATAATCCTCATAAGCGACAACTACTTTATTAGCATTAACGTCATAAGCTACTCTAGGGTCATCAGACCTATCAGAATTAAAGTAAGTTGTACTACCTATAGAAAGTGAGTTGGAACTGTTTGATACAGTAAGAACTTTAGCTGCACCATAGAGACTATTAGCATTATCTCTGAAAACAAGTACAACTTTGTTACTGCCACTGTCAAAAGCCATATGATGACCATATGCAGCACTGTTAATTGTTTGCGCTGATCCGCTTGTAATTGTGGTTCCTGAGACTGTACCAACAACAGTTTCTAGTCTATATGATTGATCAAAATTGATTGCAGCAAAGACAAATCTATTTTCATTGCTATCAAAGACAACATCACACATTCCTGGTTGAAAACTTGCTAAATTCTTTGCTCCTCCTACCGTAATAGTTGTGCCTGACACCGTCATAGCTTTTGCGCCCCAATAAAAGGGATTCCCTTGTTTTCGGTAACTACAGACAACAGCTTGTGAATTGGGATCATAAGCAGTAGCAAGATAATCAATAGTGTGAGAACTTTCGAAGGTAACTTGGTTTGCAAACGTAACAGACGTTCCTGAGATTGTTCCTAGTGCAGCATAGGTAGTATTGCTGCTGCTATCTCGGTATACAGCGACTATCTTGTTTATTCCAGAATGATAAACTGCTGTAGGATCATTAGCTATACTACTAGAGTAAACAGTTGCAGGAGTACCAACAGCAAAAGCTTGTGTACTATCTGCGACAACACTAACTGTTCCATCTGAGTTAAGAACAACCATGTCTCCGTTTGCTAATGCTCCTGATGCTGTAGCTGTAATACTACCTGCCCCTGTCGCATCATCTGTCCAAGCATAATCTGAACCATTGTAACTTAGAACTTGCCCACTAGATGCTCCACTTAGATTGAGGTGTGCATCTACTTGAGTATTTGTATAACTTGCAGGATTAGTATCAGGATTTATTGATAATTGAGTTGCACTAAGAGCCGTACCTGCCATTACTGCAATTGTATCAGGGCTTGTTCCTAATGATCCATCAGCTTGAACATAATAACTCTGACCTGCTGTAAGACCACTTTGAGCGTCATCAACTGCCCCTGCAATCTGCACTGTAGCCGTTGCACCATCTGCATACGCAGCATTTGAAACACCAATGAAGTTTTCTGAGGTGAGTGATCTTGTTACTGAAAAAGCATTTTGAATAATTATTGCTGTACCTTTATTGGAATTACCATCATCTCTGTATGCCGCAATCATACGTTTACTATTGGAGTCGTAAGCAATGTGAGGGTAGTCAGAAGTTCCAGAATTTAAGGTAAATTCTGCGCCAACAGTAAATGTTGTTCCGCTTAAAGTAATTCTATTTGCCACCAAAGAGCTGCCAATATTTTTTTCATACACAGCGACTAATACTTCTGCATTGGCATCATAATCTATTTCAATTCTGTTTATATCCGCAGAATTTAAAGATTGTTCACTACCAAAAGAAACACTTGTGCCACTGATAGTAGCTGCTCTTATTCTTCCTAAACCTCCCAGACCATCATCAGAGAAAGCAATTACAACTTTCTGTGCGCTTGCGTCATACGTTGAGTCTAAATAAGCAGTAGAACCACTATTAAATTCTACCTCTGTACCAAAGCTTACTGACGTTCCGCTGATAGTAGCGACCCTACATTTTCCATATTGTGATGCACCTCTATAAGAAATAAGGAATTTTTGAGCGTTAGCATCATAGACAGGTCTAGGGGACATAGTACCATCATCATTAGAGATTCGTGCATTTGTCCCTGCTGATATAGTTCCACCACTTACAGAAATTACACGTGCGTTAATTTTATAACTATCATTTGCATCACTATAGCATAGCAAAAACTTTCCATTAACTGTGTCATAGTCAACTTCAGCATATGCCCCTCTCGCTACATTTTGCTCTGATCCAAAACTAACGCTTGTGCCACTGACAGTCGCTATTACAGCATTGCAATTACCATTATTTGTTTCATCTAAATAGAAACACACAATTGAACTTGATGCAGTATGATAAGCTGCATTAATCCAAGATGTTGCACCTGTGTTAAAAACAGAAGGTGTTCCAAAAGAAATTGTAGTTCCACTAATTGTTCCGACTACTGCTGTACCATATTCACTATTCGATTGATCTTGATAGAAAAGAACTATTTTTCCTGAACTTGGATCGGTTACCGAAGACATATATCTTGAGCCAGAAGTTCCCGTGTTAAAAACTGTTTCTGAACCTATAGCATTACTTACGCTCTGTGTGCCAATCGCGCTTACAGTGCCGTCTGCATTGATGATTACCATATCACCATTTGCTAGTGCACCTGCCGCTGTACCATTTAACGATGGTGATGTACTGTCATTTGTCCAAGCATAATCACTTCCGTTCCAACTTAATACTTGCCCAGAAGAAGCACCACTTACATTAAGATGACTATCAACGTCACTATTTGTATAGCTTGTTATTGTTGGGTCACTATCTGGATTTATCAGTAATTTAGTCGCAGAAATCGCTGTACCTGCTACCACTGAAATCGTATCTGGTGTCGTTGACAAACCTCCAGTTGCAGCTTGCACATAATAAGTCTGCCCTGCTGTCAAACCACTTTGAGCATCATCTACCGAACCTGCCGTTTGGATTGTCGCTGTAGCACCATTAGCGTAAGCACCGTCAGATATACCTATAAAATTTTCCGCTGTTAGTGTAGCACCTCCAGTCGTGGGCGTACGCCAAACAACAGCCTCACCATCATAGCTATTGTCACTATCTTGATCTGTAAAAGCAAATATAATTCTATCATTTGAAGAGTCATAAGCTAATGGATTGTGTCCTGAGTTCTTTTGAGTAGTGCCTAAATTGGCAGGTGTACTAAAGCTTACACTTGTTCCTGAGATAGTCGCATATGCGTATCTTTTATTATATGGTGAAGCATCCTTTCCATAAACAACAAGTATCTTTTTTGAAGTTGGATCGTATATTGCGTTTGGAGTATTTCCTTTGGCACTTTCAATATGGGTTATACTACCAAAAGAAATACTATTTCCACTACTTGCTACTGTTCCAACAAAACCTCCCAAATATTCAGTAGCACCCACCTCATCTTGCATGAGTAACAACATTTTTCCAGAGTTTGTATCGTAGGTAAGATCAACATCTTCACCTTGTCGTAAATTTACTGCAGCCGCCATGCCAATATGTTGTTGTGTAATTGTACCTACGGCAGTAGCAACTTGCGTTGGGCTAACATCATCTCTACGAAACGCATAAACTACCCTTGCATTTACTGGATCATATTCAACTTTATTATGAAAAGTAGCACCATTGTGAGAATAAGTTGGACTTGAAAAAGAAATTGAGGTTCCACTAACACTTCCAACTGAGGTAAATCCTTTATTACTTGTTCCACGATATGACATAATTATTTGGGAATTACCTGAGTCATAAGCAAAATCATGGAAATAATGATATGTACCAGTTCCGTGCGTGGTTGCTGATCCAACGCTAAGACTTCCATTAGCCGCTAATGTAATTACTTTTGTTTTTCCTGCACCGCTATCACCCCAATCTCCAAAAGCAACAACAATTTTTTCGCTAACAGGATCATATATAGTAGCAATTTGTTTAGAATTTGAAGAATGTAAAGTAGTTTTGGTTCCAAAGCTGATTGTTTCACCAGAAACCGTTCCAACAACACCAGTCAAATAATAGCTATTATTTAGTCTGTCAGAATAGATAATTACTATTTTATTTAATGCTGCATGATAAACAGCATTCGGTGTTTCAGTATATTGCGTTGTATCAAAAATAGATTGCGCACCTATATTCTGTGTTCTTGGTGCCTCTATTATACTTACCGTTCCATCTGCATTGATCGCAACCGTTGCGCCATCAGTTAATGCTCCTGTTGCTACGGCAGTTAAATTACCTCCTCCACCACCTGTTGCCTGATCTACAAAACTTAAATTTCCTGATCCATCCGTTTTTAGGACTTGATCTGCACTTCCATCTGCTGTTGGAAAAGATAAACCATCTAAGATAACCTTCCCCGAACCATTAGGAGTAATAGCTATATTTCTATTGGAAGTAGATACGATACTATTGGTCTGAACATCTAAATCACCGCCTAACTGGGGAGAAGTGTCCTCAGAAATATTACCTAATCCACCACTAGCCATTGTAGTGAAGCTTAAATTTCCACTACCATCTGTTTTTAAAACTTGGTTAGCTGAACCATCTGCTGTTGGGTGAGACAGACCATCAATAATTACTTTGCCAGAACCGTTTGGCGTTATTGAAATATTGCCATTTGATGCAGAGACGATTGACTGTCCATTAACATCAAGCGAGCCTCCCAATTGAGGAGAAGTATCTTCAACAATATTATCAATTCCGCTAGTATCACTGTCTGCAACCCAAGCATAATCTGAGCCGTTCCAACCTAATAGCTGTCCACTGGATGCAGCGCTTGTATTTAAATGAGTATCTACATCGCTGTCACTGTAAGAGCTAACGGCAACAGGAGCAGTTTCTGCACCAGCACCCATACCGCTATGATTTCCGCAATAATAATAAAGTTGATCAGGAGCGTCTTGCTGTAATTGGACTTCTACATATGCCCCTGCGCTACCTGCTGTTCCTGATGTTGTAACACCAGTTGTATAAGCCGAACCACTGCCATGAGTACCGTCTGAAGTTGTGCTAAATCTAAGTGGGTGATTTGAATTTGTACTATCGCTTACATCAAATCTATATTTAACACCCTTGGGAATAAACATATCCTGTTGTGAAGTTCCATCTACAACAAACTTACCGCCAGCAACCGTGACAGTAACAGCTATACCTTTTAAGCTTCCGTCTGTTTGAACATCTTTTGCAAAAGTTGCTAAATTTCTGTTTATACTCATATCAGATCCTTAAATTGCATACTGTTGAACTTGCACAATATCCCCAGCATTACCGCCAGAAACTAAAGTTACTGTGCTGGAAGAAATTGAATAATCGGTATTCGGTAAAAGCAAAATGCCGTTTATGTAGACCGCACTTTTATTAATGTTATAACTGCCACTAAATGCAGTTTGCCCAGCTGTTGCTGTAAACTCAGTTGTCGAATAATTTGCAGAAGCACCGCCATACTCTACCACTTCAACAATATCGCCAGCACTAGCCCCTGCGCCTAAAACAACAGCTGTTCCTGAGCTTGACGTAAATGAGGAGGTATCTAATTTAGCTCCGTTCATAAACACCAGGATGTTACCAACTGTATAATTTACGCTAAAACTGGTTTGCCCAGCTGTCGCTGTAAATGCTGTAAAATTGTGAGCAGCACCCGAAAGAGTTAGATCAGCAGAAGACGGACTGATAAAGACATATGCAGAACCGCTAAGATTAAGAAGCGAACCAGTAGAGCTACTACGGAGCACACGGGTCAAAGTTTGGCCGGAGTGTGTATAGACCCCTTGAGATATTTCCCAGGCAGTACCATCTTCTATTACAAAAACGGTTGTATCCCCGTCTGCAATCCCACCATCTGCAAAACTTTGATAGCCACTACGGGGAGAGCCTAAACTTATTGTACCCGTGCCCGTACTGCTAGTTGAGACAGAGACCCTATCAGCAAATTTTACCATCTACTTTTCCGTTTCTTTTTTCTTCTCTTCTTGAGCCTCATCGCTCTTCAAATCTGTCGTGTAGCCTTTGTCAGATATTTTTTTTGCGACTTCATCAGAAACAAACTCAAAGTGATGAACTGTTTTTGTAGTCATAACCATTAGCTAATTCCTTATGATGGATCTGGAATACCCGTAGCAAATGAAGCGCCTGTAAATGAGTTTCCGTTAGTGACAGACTGAGAAGCTGATAAGCTGCCAGTGACAAGCAATCTGCTATTATTTGTATCGCTGATGGAATAGTGAGTAGCAGTGCCAGTGCCTGTAATACTTCCATCTGTGATTGCCGCAAAAACAACCTCACGCCCACCGCCAGATCTGTCAGAAGGTGCAGCGCCAGAAAGTGATGTAGAGTTTCCTAGTGTGTAAGTAGAAGTAGCTTCAGCATATGTAGTCGGCTCTTGACTACACACGTCTATTCTATTTGCTTCTGTGTCTAGGGTTGTGAGACCAGAGTCTAGCACTCTGTCATTTAATGTAGCCATTTTTAAGATCTCCTTATTTGGTTGGCATTATGGCAAGGTAGGCCATACGGGGTTGAGAGGATCAAAGCCGTCAGCTTGCGGCATATCCCTCAAAATCTGTCTTAGTGTGCGATAATTTTGTTTGTCAGTTTCAGATAACGGACTGTCAGCCGCTTGTGTCCAATCGGTTGCTGCTAGTCTTTCATTCCGTTCTTGTCTGAAATTATTAAGAGCAAGGTTATCATCTGCTACCCATTGCTCAGTATCTGCATTAAAGGTTACAGGGTAATCAGGTTTAACAGGGTATTCTTTTAATTGATTATTTTTGACGTAGTAATATTCATCTGTAAATTTACCTTCAACATATGACTCGCCTTCATTTACATTAAAATCAAGTGTTTCCTCAGAACAATTTAAAATGGAAATAATTTTTTCTGAATTGTAAATAGTATAACAATTCATTTCTTAAGTTCCAAATATGAGATTGTTGGATATAGAAACCTAGTCCATGATGTATTGCCGCCAGTATTTTGTACTGTAAGTGTATAGGTGATAGTAGAAGCACTTGTATTATTATCTAAAGCTTGCAAAGTAAATGATGGAGCATTGAAGTGTCCTACCATAGCTCCACTTAACCCTGCTATACTTGTTCCATTTTTTCTTAAATTATAATTAAACTTACGATACTCACCTGACGCTGTTACATAATTATTATTCCTATGCGTTGCAAATAGATTAGCAACAACTTGTGCGCTTGCTCCTGTGTTAGATACAGTCAATGTTACAAGTGTTTTAAGAGCAGTATCGGTAAATTGAACATCCGTCAGTGATGATCCAGTTGCCATTTGAGGAAACGTAACAACATTATTACCAATCTTTGCAGTAGTAATACTTGCATCTGTAATACTTGCTGCACCAATAATTCCTTGATCTATTTGTGCAGAATTTGTAATAATACCTGCTGTAGCTAAAAGTCCTCCTGTTATTGTATTAGCTACTATTTTGTTACCAGTAATTGAATTTGCTGCTATTTCATTTGCGCCAACAGCATTGGCACTAATTTTATTTGCTGTAACACTATTATCAGCAAGTTTAAGTTCTGTTATGAGACTATTAGGTATTTGTCCTATAGCAATTGAGCCACTTAATCCTGAGAAAGATGTTGCACCTGCGGTATTTGCTGCCCACGAAGACCCATTCCAAGCATACAAAACATTATCGCTTGTTAAATATACGTTCTGCCCAACAAAATCCCCACTGGAAGGTAACGATGAAACAGGTTGTATCATATCTAAACCTGCATCAATAAATATTTGTCTTATGCCATTTTCAAAATCAGGATCATCCAGATAAGTTGTTGTTGCTGATACTCCTGTCGTAAAAGCAGATTTATTCCCAGTATAATCTACTGATTTTAAAAAATAATATTTTGTTTGATTTAATCCAAGATTTGTTCTTGTAAATGTATCGCCACCTGAAACACCAACTTTTGTTGCACCAGTTGAACTATTGGTACTATTTTCATAAATCTCTACAAAATTTAAATCTGAGTCAGTTGGATTAGTCCAATTTATAGTAATAAACTTAAATCCACCTGTAGCAGATATAGCAGTTGGTAGGGCTGGAGCAGTTGTATCACCACCGCCTGTAAAAGTTGCTGTAACAAATGAGCCTTTAATGCCCTGTACGGTTACAGCCCTGACCCTGAATGTATATTCTACAGCGTCCACTAACGGACTTAGTTCAATGCTTGTTTCTGTTGTTGTTGTCGAATGATAATTACTATCGCTTGTGGCTTTGTATTCAACTTCATAATGAGAGATGAAACTATTGCTTGGAGCAGTCCAAGAAACAATTGCACTATGAATAAAAGTACCATCACCAGCAGTACGCCCACCGCCAGAAATATTGAGAGCAGCAATAGCAAGACTAGCGCCTACGCTTGGGAGCGTCGAATTGTTACTTAGTATTTCGCTTTCTTCTGCTGACCAACTAAAAGCAGCTGAAGATGTTTCACGAAGTGTTAAGCTTACACTTAGTTCACCGCTGGAACTATCGTTTGAAAACTTCCAACCAACTACCTCAAATTCTTTTGCACTCCATCCGTAACGGCTATTGGTTATTCCTACAACGTCACCAACTTGAACGTTAAAAGCATCTAACCCAAAATCCGCTGAAACGGTCATGCTTTCACGCGCTCTAAACAAAGTCATCTTGGCTAATCTTTGAGCCATAGCGCTAGACGTTGTGTAGGGTAGGGCTAAGTCAACAGCGCTTTCTACACCAGCATCATTTGTAATAAAGGTTGAGCTTCTTATTTCTGGATAATCAGTGCGTATATAATCGTCAGCAGCAGAATTAAACATTCCGCGAACAATGTTAAAGCTATCGCGTCTGCTAGGTTTTGTTTCAACGCTAATCCCAGATCTAAAATCATCTAGGGTAAAAGTTTTAACAGCTGCTGTGTATTCTCCTACTTTTAATTGCCAGTTACCCTGACCCCAAAATAATGTAGCAGCGCAAGAAGTCATCATATCTGCTAGAATATCAGACGGGCTTCTGTCTAAACTTACAACACCGTTTAGCTCATAGCGCTTTTCAGTGCCGCCACCAGATAAGGTAACAGTTTCATCACAGGCATTAGCAGCTGCTGAGAAAGTTGTATCAAGAGTGACGCCTGTATTATCTACACCATAAGAGCTAGTGAGATAATCACGAATACATAGAGCCGCATTTGCTGAGAAAGCAGTGCTAGAATTTCTGGGATCATAAACCTTTTTGCCCTCAACTATTGCAGTGAATAAAGGTATTCCCTCAGCAAAAACATTTTGATCATACTCCATGCGAACATAGAGACAAGCAATCCCTTCACCTTTAAAATTTGTATCTTGACCAGCGCTAGGAGCAACCCCGTCTATTTTCCATTCTGGGGGATCTGTAATAGCGTTTAGTGTGCTGTAAACATTTTGGTTATCAGCGCCTGTAAACTTGCGAATATATATCTTAGCGTTACTGTCTGCGTCTTTCCACCTCGCATCAGAAACAAAATAATCTGAGCCAATTGTTACAGTTGCGTCATTGATATAAACAGAGCCAATGCCATTAACTTCATGTCCACCCAAAACAATTATTTGGTGCAGAAATTTATTAGTATCACCTGTACTTTCAACGTAAGATACTACACCGCCTTTACGGATTGTACCGTATATAATTTCTTGTGGCGCTGTTGCTGTTCTAGTATTTGCAATTAATCCCTGACTTGTGCCGAAAGCTCCAAAATCAGGAGTTGGAGTAAGTGCTTTAATAGCCCAAGTAGTAACTGCTGATATTGCTATATAGCTTATAGCTTTACTTATAAATATTTGAGTAGCTGTTGCGCTGGCTAATATATTCCCACCGAACAGTATAAAAGGATCTCTAGGTATTCTCTCCCAGCTGTTAAGGCTGACCAATCTGTAATTGTAAAGACTGTCTTTCACTCTAGCACCCAACCACTTGTAATTGTTTCTATCGGTAGAGCTTCCAAAGACTGCTTTCCTAAAAAGACAGCGCTGCTCCCTATGCTTATTCCAAGAGCATCATTTATTACCCAACGTCTAGCAGCCTTAGTTGTAACTAGACTCCCTCTAGGTGGTACTCCGTCAACTCTTGTCAGCTTTGTTTTTAGAGCTTCATAAAGTGTATTTGCTCCAAACCGTTTTCTGAGTTTTTCCCGACTTAAATACATTCCGTTTTCTGTATATTTACACAGCCAATCATCAGCGTAACCAATGCCATACATTGCGCGAAAACAGTTGTTAGTAAAAATAAAGCAATCGTTTGTATGCCATTGAAAACCGTAGTCTCTATTTGCTCTTATATAATCGTTAAGAGCATCAAGATTAGGTTGCTTCATCACCAGCTTGAACTTCCCGACCCCAAACAATTGACTTATCTTGAAGACCAGAAACCCAATCAAAAAAACTATCAGATCCTGACAGACCTTTAGACGTTCTTACAGCCTTGTGACTTTCGCTTGTGTAGCGTCTGATGTTGGGGCGCTCTAAAGTAATTAATCTATTTTCAACCGTCAGCTTGATTGTTGCGCTTTCAGCTTCATCCAGAATAGTCATTTGATCCATGTAGCCGCTAAAGACTTCAACTACATCACTAACCCCGTTTAGACCCCAGTAAATTGTTACAAGTCTACCCTGGTACTCTTCAGTCAAAGCGTAAGTCAAAACTGTGTTTGCTAAACCGGACAGAGTTATTGTCGTTCCTCTAGCTGATAAATCACCAGCCTCTTCTAATCCCTCAATAGAAAGCAGAGTACCCGTTCCAGTATAGGTTGCAGAGCTTATAGTTTTATCACCGTAGCCCGTCCATAATTTCAAAGCACCGGATTGAAAAGCCAAATCTACAGCGTAGAACGGTTCAATTTCAGCGTTTGATAGAGCTGATAAAATCGCGCTCGGAACTGCTCTAGTCATACTGCTTCCATAGCTCCAAAACTAATCCCATAAACTGCTAATTGATCTACACTGTATGCAGTCTCATTACTGCTTAGTCTGAATAAGCCATTAGCGCTTGTAAGATCAGCTGAGACTGATGAACGAGCTTTTCTAAGACTAGGCCATATTTCTAGATCTGCTGCGCTGCCAGTGCCTGTATAGTCCTCTAATACTTTATGCAACGTCGAGTCAGAGCCAGCGCCAAAGCCAATAAAGTCACCAGCCTTTAATGTCTGACCAGACGTTACAACCGTACTAACTGTATTATCTCCAGCTGACCCCGATACTGTAGCAGCTGTCGCTGTGCCTTGTATGCTGTGCGATATAGGATCACTCAGTAGAAATGTTCCATGCTGACCCCTTAGACTGATTAGCCACGCCACCCATTTTTCAGCTGTATCTCTCCGCATTGGTTTTAGACTTACATCTACTGACCACATTTGACCGCTGTAAGTGTGTGTCTGCCCATGAAAAGAAAACGGACTACGTGAATATGCAACAGAATTTATTGCCCTAAAGTCTATGGATCTGATTGTTGTGTAATCAGGTAAGCTTAGAGGATATGTTATCGCCATTAGCTAAAAGCCCGTCCAAAACTCCCACCTCTACGCTTGCTGTCAACAACAGCTGCTTTCGCACTTTCTGCGATTTGAGGTAACATTGTTTTTATTTCGTTTCTGACCGTCTGTTGTACGCCAGTAGTGACGTTAATGGTTTGATTGATTGTCACCCCATCGCCACCGCTTATCGCGCTCTGTGCTTGCCCAACAGACAGCACACGCCCAGCTGTTGACGGTACAAAGATTTCTCTGCCATGCTCACCGACTACAGACGGTTGACCAGCTTGCAGATAATTACCACCAGCTGAAGCAGTTGTAGGAACGCTAGCACTGAAATTAGGTACTGGTGTTCCTATCCCTAGAAAACTCATTGTAGCATTTACTAAGCGCTGTACTACTAAGATCCTGTATAGCTCTCTTATGATTGCTTGGGCTGAAGATTTCAAAGTATCTTTAAAACTTTTTGATCCTTCAATTGCGCTCATAAAAACATCTTCAAAAGCAGATTCTAAAGTAGAGGCCATAGAGTCTAGATCTTCTAGAGTTTTGTTCATTATCTTTAATTCAGCGGTAGCTTTCTTAACGTCTTTTGGATCTATTGGTGAAAAGCCTGTACCTTTGCTATTTCTTGCTTTTTCCATTTTCATAATTAATTGTGTTCGCGCTTCTTCTTGGTCAAGCAATTTCATTCTTTCATCTTGAACACCAGCAAGCTTTATTTCCGCGACAACTAGATTATCTATCATAATTTGCTTTTTCTTATTGAAATTTTCTTCAGTATCAAAAGCAGCTTTTTTAAATTTCTCAATCGCCTGACGTTTTTTTAAAACTTTTTCCTCTAACTTAATTTGTTGTTCGTACAGTGAATCCATTCTTGCTTTGTCAGTCATTTGAAAAATAGCGTCAAAAGCTTCTAGCGCTGTCAAAGCAAACTTTGAAAACTGCTTACCCATAGCGTCCAGAATTTCATCCATGCGCCTACGCATTTCAACTCCAGCTAATACTGTATCATTAGATAATACTAGCCCAAGCTCTCTAGCTCTTTCTGACATTTCACCCATTGCTTTGGCGTTATCTTGAAACAACGGAACAAGTAATGTTGCATCACTAGCAAGCGCTTCCATAAAGAATGTCATTTCTTGCTGGTTTACGTTTGCATCTTCTAAAGCTTTTACATAGAGCGCTAGACCTTCATCCGAACTTAGCCCCTTAAAAGCGTCAGCAGTCAGCCCAACTTTAGGAGCGATCTGCTCAAAGAAGTCTACAGCGCCACCACCGCCAGTTTGGAAAAAGTCAGCAAACTTGTCGTTTGTGTCTTTAAGTATGTCTGCAAGTTTCTCCTGAGAAACGCCAAAGTTTGCAGCTGCAAAAGACATTTCTTGAAAGCGCTCAACACTCACACCAGCAAGAGTTGAAAGATTAGTAATCTCTTTTGAAGCTTGTGTGGCGTTATCAATCATTCTTTGAAAGCCAACACTGATAGCACCAACCGATAACAAGCCGCCAAGCTTACCAGCAGAGATACTAAGCTTATCCATAGCTTTAGTTGTTTGGTTTAAATTAGTCTTAGACTTATGTGCAAATCTTTGGATCTTTTTATTTGCACGATCCATAGCCTTATTAAATTCACGATCTTTTGCAGAAAGTATAATGTTTAATTCTTCTGCACTAATCGCCATTTATCCGTACTTCCTTGCTAGTTCTTTTGCCTCTTCTAGAGAAGGTGCATTTTTGCCAGCCCTGTTTGGGCTATGCGCTTTTTGCCAACCATCGAAAACAATAAAAACATCTTTTGGGATCATGTTCCTAATTTCGTCAGGCTTTAATCCAGCTACTATTCCGTTTGCTATTATTTTACGGACTTCAAGCCTTGTTTGCTTTTGCGTGTAACTTTTTTTTTAGGCTCTGAGGCAAATGCGTCAGGCATAAACGCAATACCTAAAACAGCCTGAGCAATTTGGTAGAGCCGCAAATAATCAGCTGGGGAGCAATCTTCAATTATTGCATCAGCTTCTTGATCTTTTAAACCACCACCAACTAAGCCTAATGCTAAAAGATCTTTTATTTCTGTTGAAGTTGGTTTGCTACTGCGTTCAAAAAAGCTATCCCAAAATTCAAAAACGCCTCTATGCTTATCCTCAAATCTTTCGATCTCTTTAATTCTCAGAACAAACGTGTAGCTAATGCCGCCAAGCTCCTCAACTAAACCCCCTCTAGGGGCTTCAGCGGTAATAGCCATTATGCAGCAGTAAACGTTACAGCACCGTTACTTTCAAGACTTGTTGAGAACGTAACTCCACCTTCTGTTTCTCCACCAAACTCCAAAGACGTTACTCTAAAGTTCCCAGCATATGTTCCGAAATCTGGTATAAGAATTTGACAATTCATTGCTGGATCAGATTGCATTGCTACAGTGTTTAATCTAGCCTCAGCTGTCTCATCTAGAAAAACTCCATCAGCAGATAAGCTTACAGACTTCAGCCCGTTCAAGCTGCTTGCAAACAAAGCACCAGCTGGCGAACTTGCGTCAGGGGTTGTTACATCAATTGCACTGTTATTGATTGTAATTGTCTTAGAGTTTAGTCCAGCTAAAGAAGTAAAAACTTCTGAGCCGCCACCGTCACCGACTTTCAATAATAGTGCTCTACCTAGTTGTTTAGCCATAGTGAAAACTCCTTATCAGGCTGTTTGAATATTTGCGTTAAAAAGAATTGAGCCTTTATGCCCTCTATCATCAGTATTCTTTTCAACCATGTAATTTTCGCAACGTAGATCTATAAGATGAAAACCCGTCAGACTTACGTTTGTTTCTTGTCGATGAAGCGCTGTCCGGACAGCTTCTAAAATTCTAGTAGCTTCTACACGTCCAGTTGTTTGACTAAATGCCTCAATAAATAATGTTACCTCCGCTCCAATACTTCCGTCTGTATCGTCAGCGCGTGGAACAATGCCGCCAAACCTTATAAACGGATAGGTGACGGGGGTAGGGGCTTCATCATAAATTCTATCAGATACAAGAGCAGTTGTAGAACTATCAGCTGCTAACCTTGTCCTTACCGCCTTTTGTAATTCCAATGCAAAACCATTACTCATTTTAAACCGTTTTCTTTTGCAGCTTTGTTAATTGCACGTTTAATTTTCCGAATATGTTTTTTACCCAGCAGCAACCAAGTTGTCCTAATAAAACTATGTGGTTCAGTTTTACCTGTAGCCTTAAACTTTCCTGTTAATCTTGGCTGTCTAGTACGACTTGTGTATTGCCTACCAAACTCTACAGATAACGCTTTTATTTGATCTTTGGCTGTTGCTGGTGCAGCTTCCACAGATCCGACAAAACTATTTTTTCTAAATTCAAACTTTGCATGTATGCCTTGCCTTAGTGCTCCAGTATCACTTGGGGCAAAAGCTCTTGCTTTTGCAACACCGTCCAACGTTGAACTACGTACTGCATCGCCTATTAATTTTCGTTGCCGCCTTGGATATTTTTTAATATTTGCTGAAAGTTTTTCAAACTCAACCTTCAAGCCGCCACGCCTTTTTCCAAAACAAACAATGTAATGTCATTTTTAGCAGTTGGGCTTGTTATAGACTTTATCGCCCAAGTTGTATTTCTAGCAATCACACGATCTGACAAGGTAATTGTGTTTACTGTGCTGTCTGTCCTGACGCGCATATTTGCTTTTGCTACATCTTCAAATGCGCCTGTTTCATCGTTCATAGTACCAGAGCGCTCTACAATCTCAGCAAAACGGCTGATAAGATCTGACCAGCTGTCTTGTGTTACATTGCCAAAGTCATCAGCAGTTGCTGACATTCTTTGAAACCTGACACGATCTCTGAACAGTCCAGACCTAGCCAACCCACGAACTCCGTTCCATTGCTATTAGCTGCTCAACGCCAAAAGGTAGAGTTTTGGATATTGTTCCTATAAGTTCGTTTTCACGATTTTCATAATAGTTAGCGACTAGCATTTTTATGGCATGACGCACCGTGTCAGGCACACTTGCTGCTGTGTCACCATAACCAACAACATAGGTTATCTTTATAGCATCATCGCGCTTAAAGGTTACAGGCCAAGAATACCCAGATTTAGGGTATATTGTCTTGTAGCCTTTTGTACCGATTATATAATAATTTGACAGCGTGTCAGTTTGCAAAACGTTGTTTACGTCATAATATTCTATAGAAGTTACAGACTGAACTGGCGTAATACTTAGGTGTACTGTGGTTGCATGAAAATCAACATACTCAGCCCAGGTCTGTGTAATCATTGCTTTACCAAGCATTCCCGTGACGTCTAAATACTTTACTGCAACATTTATCAAAGATCCAATAACTTCATCATCGTCACTATGCTCAATACGCATATGACGTTTACACTCAGCAATAGTCACGGGATCGACTGTCGGAGCAGTAACTAACTCTAATCTATGTTGCAGAGGTAAATTCATTGTTACTCTTTCACAGCTGTCTTTTTCTCAACAACTTGCTTTGTTGCCTTTTCTACTTTCTTCTCTTCAACAATTTCAGCTATGCCGCGCTCAACGTATCTTTGCAGAGCGTCAGGGTCATTAATTTCGACAATATCACCAACGCTATTACTGAAACCAATACCAGCCATACTTTGAAGTAATCTTACTTTTGCCATGTTTATATTCCTTAAAAAAAGTGAGGGGGTTGTTTCCCCCTCACACTGCCATTTAAGCTTGGGTTAGCGCTTTGATTGCGCCCGTGTCTGACAAGCAACCGTCAAAACGGATATAACCTAAGACCCCAACATCAGGAGCAAAACGCTCTCTAAGCACTGTTATAGATGGAGCGCCTATCTTACGAACGTAGAAACTGCTCATGTCACCAAACAAGACTGACTTGTTACCAGTAGCGATAGATGCCATGTCCTGATTGACCATTACCGGATAGCCTAAAACTGTTTGAGGCATGTCAGCAGCATAACCGCCAATCTCCCACAAATATCTATTTTGACTGTCTTTCAGTTTCCGAACAGCTGATAGTGTGCTGTCATTCATCATCATAGCAACATTACCGCCTTTTCGATATGCTGGATCTACTGAGTGAACTAAGTCAATCAATTCATCAGCTGCAATTGCTGTCGCTGAGGCTGCTGTTATTCCAGCGCCAGCATTGGTTGCAATTCCTTCAACATCACTAGAACCTGATCCAGTTGTAAGTTTTGCGTTAGCAATACGGGCTAATCTGATTCCCAACAGTCTACCTAAGAGGCTTTCCATGTTAAGCACTGAGTCCTGCTGCATCTCGTGAGAGAAACGGATAAATTCAGTATTGAAGCCGAAAGCATTTATCTGCTTCTGCCCAAAAGTTACATCTTTTCCACCGTCATCAGTTGGCGCAACGCCCTCAGTATGAGCTTCAGCAGTTACCGTTGTGTCATCAACAGTTGGGATTTTAAAAGGCTCACCACTTGTTGTATTAATAGTTGTGAACATGGTTGAGGTGTACATTTCACCGTGAGCTTTCATTGTCTCGATGATGACGTTTGAAAGGGTTTCTGGAACAGTAAAACCGCCTGACGTATTAGTGCCAGTTACTTGCACACGTTTTTCTATCAGTGCTTGCCTAGCTTCTGGTGAAACGTCAGCTAGACCACCTTTAGAAACGTACTCCATGAACGCAGCGCGATATTCCATAGTCTCGCCTTGATCTGTAGCTGGAGCAGTACGCCCTTCTACTTCTGGAAGCTTTGACGTGTCAGGTGCTTCTATTGCGGCCTGAGCTTTATTAAGTCTTTCCTCACGATCAGCGCGTGCCGCTAGCTTGTCGTGATCTTCCATCATAGCGTCAAACTCACGCTCAATTTCAGCTGCTCTTTCTTCAACCACATCATCGGTGATTTCTTCTAGTTTCTTACGCGCTTCTGTGGCAATGTTCGCCATTTTATCACGCAAAGTTTTTATCTCAGACATATGAGATCCTTTCATTTAGGGAGAAATTTTGCTTTCATCTTTAAGCGCCTTATGACGCTGTGATGTCTGCGTTTTGCGTGTCGCGCTTTTCGGTACTCCTCCAACGCATCAATTCCACTTCTAAGACCGATAGAAGTTGACTCATACGCTGGGGTTGTAACAATGCTTACATCGTGCAAATCAGCCCTAGTAATGGTGCGAGTAGGCATTTCACCTTCATCATTCCATTCTTGGCCTGTAGGTACGAAAGCAAACGACATTTTGTCCAGATCACCCCTCTTCATCTTAGGGAGTATTGACCGAACGTCGGGATCTGAGGGATCTAGATTAGCTCTTATTTTAAGACCTCTTTCATCCTCAGATAATTCTAGCGTACCGGAACGGGTACGCGCTAATGGCAAACCAGTGTGATTGATTAGAAAAACAACATCATCACGATCTACAGCCTCAGTAAATGCACCACGCGCTATCTGCTCTTGCCACTTACCAGCTATTACCGTTGGGCTGTCAAAGACCGCTGCATAACCCTCAACTGCTACAGTACCGTCTTCAGCCTCTCTCACCTCTAAGCTAGGTGCTGGACGCGACTCCCTGTATTTGTTTTTATCTTTTTTCTTTTTCTTGCCGTTCATACTTTCCTCAACATCCTCATCGTTTAATCTTTCAGCTACGACTGTAAGTGTTGAGAATTTGTGACCGACAAGCTGACCCGTGGGGGAGTAGCCGTCATCTG